TTGACGAGTTTAAACCGCCGCCAGAAGTGGCTGACGCTATTGCTAGAGTTAGGGCAATGGAAATTAGGCTTAAAGAAATCGAAGTTAAACTCTATATGGCTGGTATAAAGTAAGGAGAATACAATGAGTTATAAATTATCACGACGTAGCCTTGACCGACTCGAGGGTGTGGACGAACGGCTGGTTACTGTTGTTAAGCACGCGATCACTGCAACAAAAACAGACTTTGGTGTTATCCAGGGGATGCGTACACTAGAGCAACAAAAAGAATTGGTTGCTAAAGGCGCAAGTCAAACCATGAAGTCTAAACATCTGACAGGTCATGCTGTTGATCTGATGGCTTACATCAATGGTCGAGGTTCATGGGAGCTTAACTTATACGATGACTTAGCTGATGCTATGAAGGAAGGCGCTGACATGGCGGGCGTTGCTGTAAAGTGGGGCGCTGCTTGGAGCGCGGGTGACATCAGAGACTGGAAAGGCTCTATGGAAGATGCTATGAATGCTTACATTGACCTTCGAAGGTCTCAAGGAAGACGCCCGTTTATTGATGGGCCCCATTTTGAACTTATACTGTAGGAGTACAATATGACTGACGAAATACCTGAACTCATGACACTAGAGGGAACTACTCGATCCCCAACTGGTAAAAACATTTACGAGCAACTGAGTGGTGCACCTAAGACATCACCTCGCCCGAAATCAAGACCGAAGGATCTTAAGGTTCAAAAGTTTGGTCACGGAGGCATGGCAACTCCAGATAAACCACGCGGCTGTGGGGCGGCTCAAACGTCTGGGTTCCGCGGAGGCGAGACTTACTAATGCCGACAATTATGATCAGCATTATGCCTGACGGAATCCCTGTTGATAAAATGGAAAAGGGTGACGATGGGTCAAGCTGTCCTGTAGCTACGCAAGATGCCGAAGTTAACGAAGTTAACAGAGCGCAGGCTATTGACGAAGCCAACTACCGGAATCCAGCGGATGACGGTGGTTTTAAATTAACAGATATCTGTGGTAACTGTGGCGCATACAATCAAACAGAAGACATGTTGAAGTGTATCGGCGACGATTCTGGGGATACGGGGTACTGTCAGATATACAAATTTGTATGTCGATCAGCCCATACCTGTGACGATTGGGTCACAGGTGGTCCAATAACTGCTGACGCCGAGGGTTCAGAAAGAGATATTCTTTAATGGACGGTGTTGATCTCGCGAGATATATGTATAAGCTACTAAGAGAGCGCGAACAAGAGATTGCAAGTGCTTTGGGAATGGATGCTGCCAAAGACTGGGAGCATTATAAACTCATGGTAGGTGAGATACGGGGCATCACCTACGCTCGTGAGGAACTTAAAGCCCTGCTGGAGAACCACGCTGACGATGTCGAAGACCTTATATCTTCCTGAACATGTCGCGCAGAAAATAAACAAGGAGAAGAAGCCCGCAGAAGCGGACTCTTCCTCAGTTGATAGCGCGTATGTTGACGCGCAGGATCGAGTACTTGATCCTGCTCTTTTAGACAAACCTTTACTTGATCGTCTCCCGCAGCCCACAGGCTGGCGGGTTTTGGTTATGCCTTACCAAGGCGCGACTAAAACTCAGGGAGGTATCTACATCCCTGACGAGATAAGGGCTCGAGAAGCTGTAGCCACGGTTGTGGCTTATGTCTTAAAGATCGGACCCCTAGCCTACCAAGACCCTGATAAGTTTGGGAAAAATCCTAAACCATGGTGCGAAGAAGGCCAGTGGGTGTGTATCGGTCGATACTCTGGTTCAAGGTTCAAGATTGATGGTGGGGAAGTTCGTATCATTAATGACGACGAAGTCATTGCTACGATACTAGAACCCGACGATATCAAACAGGTTTAGGAGAGCGGTATGTCACAAGAAAACGAAGAGGCTGTTGTAGAAGAGGACACGGGTGTCGAGGTTGAAATTGAACCTGTAGAGGATGAAGGATCCCCAGAAGAAAAAGTTTCGGTTGCGTCTGACGATGACGAACTTAACAACTACAGCAAAAAAGTTCAAGGGAGAATCAAAAAACTTACGGAGAAATACCGTAAGGAAGAGCGAGACCGTGAAGAAGCGGTCACCATGGCTCAACGTCTTTTGGATGAAAACAATAAGCTAAAGACGCACGTTAAAAACCTAGACAAAGGATATGTCCAATCAGAAGAATCTCGTATTGAAGGGCAGATAGCTAACGTTAAGCAGCAGCACAAGGCGGCATACGAGTCTGGAGACAGCGACGCGATGTTCGCCGCTCAAGAGCAGTTGTCCAAGATGGCTTTAATGCAAGAGCGGGTACGAGCTGCAAAGCAGAGATTGTCTGTGGAAGAGCAGGAACCCGCGCAGCAACAGATGCCACAAGCTGCGGCTCCTGTACAAAACCGAGCACCTTCCCCTGATCCTAGAGCGCAGGAGTGGGCGGATAAAAACGAGTGGTTTGGGTCAGATAATGTAATGACTTATGCTGCATTCGGGCTTCACAAAAAGTTGGTGGATGAGGAAGGGTTTGACCCGAACTCAGAAGACTACTATAGTGAAGTGGACAAACGCATGAGGTCGGAATTTCCTCATAAATTCCAACCTTCAAAGAGATCGGGCGGAGCACAGGTCGCACCTGCTGGCGCTTCAGCTACCCGCAGTACAACAAAATCAGGGCGCAGGTCGGTGAAGTTATCACCATCACAAATTGCGATGGCAAAACGTTTAAACGTACCGCTTGAAGAATATGCAAAATACGTGAAGGATTAAGATAATGGCTGATAGAAAACCTCGCGCAAGCGAAACACGCGATACAGAAACGCGCAGAAAACCGTGGGCACCGCCCAGTCACCTTGCAGCACCTGAAGCCCCTCCAGGCTTTGTGCATCGTTGGATACGAGTTGCAATGCGTGGTGAGGAAGACAAGATGAACGTCAATGCCAAACTACGTGAAGGATGGGAACCTGTCCGGAAAGACGAATATCCAAACTATGAAGCTCCTGTTATCGACGATGGTCGATACGAGGGCGTAATAGGTCAAGGCGGACTGATGTTGTGCCGCATACCTGTTGAAACAGTAGCAGAAAGAACTGCATATTACGGGGGCAGAACCCGCGAACAGATGACTGCTGTAGATCAGGACCTTATGAAGGATCAACATCCTTCAATGCCGATAACTAATAATCGGCAAAGTCGTGTATCATTCGGAGGATCTCGTAGAGACTCCGATTAACTTAGAAAAAGGATTGCTACGATGGCAAACACTAACGGTGCATTCGGGCTTCGCCCGATTGGCGTAGTCGGACAGGCTGCGAACACCACTGGTGCGACCGAGTATCGTATTGCTTCCGGAAACACTAACGTGATATACCAAGGTTCACCCGTTAAACCGCTGTCAACAGGCTTTATTGATATTGTTGGCGCGGCTGCTGGTGGAACTGTAGGTCTATTAGGTGTTTTCTGGGGATGTGAATACGTTTCGTCCACCACTGGAGAGACTATCTTCTCTAACTCATGGCCTGGTTCTGGCGCTGATTCCGATCACCCAGTCAAAGCCTTTGTGTATGATAACCCCATGCAGACATTTGTAATTTGTTCAGACGCCTCGCTCACAAGCGAAGCTACTGCTCAAGGTCATGTGTTCGCAAACGCAAACTTCGCGGCGGGAACCTCTGGATCTTCTTCCACAGGCATCTCTTCTGCTAAGTTGGGTGTCAGCACTATCGCTGCCACTGCTGCATTGCATCTTCGTATTATGGGCATTCAGAATGACCCAGAAAACGCGGACTTCACTGCTGCTGGTATCCCACTAATCGTTCGATTGAATAACAGCTTCAACTCCGCCAATGGCGCGATTGTTGCTGGTACTCCATCGACCACTGGCGTATAAGGAGGTCTAAAAAATGGCTATTTCTCGCGCACAATTAGCGAAAGAACTAGAACCGGGTCTCAACGCTTTGTTTGGTATGGAGTACTCTCGGTACGAAAACCAACACGCAGAGATCTACACAACAGAGTCTTCTGATCGAGCATTCGAAGAGGAAGTGATGTTGAGTGGTTTTGGCGCAGCACCAACCAAATCGGAAGGTTCTGCAATTAACTTCGACGACGCTAACGAAGCATACACTGCTCGTTACAACCACGAAACAGTGGCGCTTGCATTCTCAATAACTGAGGAAGCTATCGAAGACAATCTCTATGATCGTCTTGGTTCGCGTTACACTCGTGCGTTGGCTCGTTCGATGGCACACTCAAAGCAAGTTAAGGCCGCTGCGGTTCTTAACAACGCATTCACTGCTGGCGCATCTGCTGGCGGCGACGGCGTTGCGCTTTGTGCAACTGACCACCCGCTTACTAACGGTGGCACATTTGCCAACGAACCAGCAGTAGCTGCTGATTTGAACGAAACATCTCTTGAAGATGCTTTGATCAACATCGCAGGTTTTGTTGATGAGCGTGGTCTTAAAGTTGCTCTTCGCGGCAACAAGCTGGTCATCCCACGTCAACTGCAATTCGTTGCAGAGCGTTTGATGGTTTCCAACCTACGTGTTGGCACGGCTGACAATGACACGAACGCCCTTCGTTCTATGGGGATGTTGCCTGACGGTTATGCTGTCAACGACTTCCTTACGGATCCAGATGCGTTCTTCATTAAGACAGACGCACCTCGCGGCTTCGTCCATTTTGAGCGGACTCCAATGTCCACCAACATGGAAGCAGACTTCGACACAGGTAACATGCGCTTTAAAGCGCGTGAGCGTTATAGCTTCGGCTTTAGCGACCCTCGTGCGGTATTTGGTTCCCCAGGGGCCTAAGTTACCACTGCAATAGAACTACAAGGGGCTGCTTCGGTAGCCCCTTTCTTTTTCTCCTGATTTGTTATATCCTTCAGTTGAACAATGTTGTTCAATTAAATTTATATATTCTTATGTGTTGCAAACATAGGAAGTTGACCTCGGACACGAGAGGAGAAAAACATGGCAACCACACATTTTTCAGGACCAGTTCAGTCCACTAACGGCTTTGAAGTTCCAGTTGTAACAACTGCCAACCTTCCAGCTTTTGCTTCCACAACTGTGGGCACAGTGTACATCGTAAGCGACAACGGCGCTGGCAATAACGAGTATTGCTTGGTGATCAACACAGGCGCTGCTTGGGTTACTGCTGTAGGCGCAGCACTTAGCTAATAGGAGATTTAGATGTCAGGTCCAGTAACCGCATATAATTGGGTCCAAGGCACAACTGCTGCGATTGTTGGGCCTACTCGTTCTCGTCTGCGCCAGATTGTTATTTTTGCTGATGCAGCGGGCGCGTTTACTCTCAAGGACGGCTCTGCATCAGGAACTGTTTTGTTGACTCAAACATTTCCTACAGGCCACCACGTTATGAATATTCCAGACAACGGGATCATTTTCAAAGAGGGTGTGTTTGTTGCAGCGTTTACGGGTTCTTCAAATCAACTTACAATTTTCTTGTCTTAGAGGGCGAGATGGTTGGTAGTGAGGTAACCTCAGTTCACTCTCACACCTCGACAGCGTTGGTTCAGAGACGCTGTCGATTACAGGCTGTTGTCGTAACGTATGAGAGTGGGGCTTCGGGAGATGTTGTTTTGTATGACAACGCTTCAGCAGGATCCGGTAGGGTTCTTATGGAGGTTGATCAAACCCAACAGGGAACGAACGAGGTGTATATCCCTGGAGACGGCATTCTAGCCAAGAAGGGCGTTTACGTGACTCTCCCATCTAATACGAAAATAACAGTGTTTGT